CAGTGTTACAAGAACAAAGAGATGTTGCTGAAGAAGAAAATTTAATTGCGGGTGAAGATCCACAGAAAAAAATAATTAAACCAAAGCCGATTGCAACTGATAAAAGTGTTAGTGAAGAAGAAAAAGGTATTGCAGGTGAGTTAAAAAGAGATGATATAATAACTGATGATCAAAGAAAACAAGAAGGTCAGCTTGGTACAATAAGTCCAAAATCTCCAAAAGAAATTGCGGATGTAATAAATAAAGGAACCAAAGAACAACAAGAAGTTGAATTAAAACAATTAATGCAAGAATTTACACAAAATGCACCAAAGTATGAAGGTCTTGATAAAAGTTTAGCAATATCTAAAATATTCTTTTCTATCGCAGCAGGGAAAAGTCCAGATGCAATTACTAATATCGCAGAGGGTTTAGAAAAAGGTGCGGATATGTTTATTAAAGATAAAAAACAAAAAGATGAATTTAACAGACAAGTTCAATTATCTGCCTTGCAATATGGATTAGGCGAAAAAACTAAATTAGCTGCGGAACAAAGATTAGTAACAAGAGAAATTGATAAAGAAAGACGAGCAATAAAAAATTATGTGGCTGGTAAAGGTGGTGTCAAGTATAGAGGTAAAACTTATGCTGAAGGCACAGATGTACCAGTAAGAATGGCAGATATTTATGATGATAAAGCACCAACAAATTTAATGTCAGATTCAACTGTAAAAGCACTTGCAGCTAAAGCAAAATCTTTTAATGATTTATCAAAACAAGCTATTAAATCTGGAACTGCTACTCTACCAGAGATAAGAGCAAATCAAGAAAAATATGCAAAAGCAGTTGATAGTGCTGCAAAAGCTGAAATTGGTATTGGTATAGCGGAAAGTGCTTTGGTAAAAGTTGCAGAGGATGGATCACAAATTTTAGGATTAAGTGGATCTTTTAATACTTTAATTAATAAAGGTGCTAACGCTCTAGGTATGAATCTTAAAGGTTATGATAAACCAGAAGATTTGCGGAGTGATTTTCAAATTATGCTACAAAAACTTATTCCTACTACGTTAGCAAACACACAATCTGCTAACTCAATATCTAATCGTGATGTTGATTTTTTAATAACCGCTTTCTTTGGCCCAGGTGCATTAGAAGGTGGAGCATTGTCTTTTGCAACACAAGATCCAGATATAATGGCAAAACGAATACAATCTGCGATGGTTGAAATGAGAAATGCTCAAAGAGGTGACTTTGCAACGATGAGCGATACAGAACTTTTACTTGGAAACGCCTTTGCACCAGGAACACAAGGAACAAAGACTGCTGAAGATTTTCTTGCCGCTCAAAGAAAAAGAGCAAGAGAATTAGGTGTTGCACCAGGTCAACAAGCAAAAACAACTTTTGGTTTACAATCTACTGGTAATAAAGATGAAAAAGGTAGACTAATATTTAAGATTGGATAATTATGGGTCAAATTATTGTACAACAGCCTAATGGTGAGGAAATAGTTGTAGAGATTGCAGGTGACTCTCCAACAGATGATGAACAATTAGCAATAATGAATCAATTTACACCAAAACAATCTGATGTAAATTTAACAACTGCCTCACTAGATGAAATTAGAGAATATGCACGTCAACAAAGAATGATGGGTATTGACCCTAAAACTGGTGAAAAAATTACAGAAGAAGAATTTATTGATACGTTTAGAGAAAAGGATGTTGATTACACTACTGGTTTAGATTCTGTTGGTGGTTTTTCTAGATTCCAATTTGGTAGGATGGATACTGACGAAGAAAAAGCAGGATACTTACAATCTGTCGTAGGTGGTGATGGTTTTAGACAAGATCCACTTGGACGATTTGTTTTAACAAAACAAGGTAGAAACCAACTTGGTCTTGGTGAAGGTAAAGAACTTGCTATTGATGAAGAGGGTTTTACTTTTAATGACGTTAAAGAGTTTGCGGGTGCAACTACCTTACCAATAATTACTGGAGTAGGAGCGTCTATTGCTGCTTCTGGTGTTGGGTTTTTACCAGGTATGTTAATAGTAGGTGCGGCAACTGCTGCGGGAAAATTTTTAGATGAAGGCATTGAATATGCTGAGGGATTACAAAAACAAAGTTTTAGTGACGTTGCAAGAGACTCTGCTATGGAAGGTGTTTTTGGTCTGCTAGGTGAGGGTGTTGGTAGAGGTTTATCAACTCTCTTTGGTAGGATTATAAAAGGTCCTGGTGGAGTTACTAAAGGAGGAATGGAAACTAATGAAGCGTTGAGAGCACAAGCTCGACAGATTATTGAAAGTGGTGCAAGACCAACAGTAGCGGGTGCGACAAGTGAATCTTTTAGACCAATATTAAATAGACTACAATCTGTTTATGAAGGGATTTTTCCCAATGAAAAAGCTGCACAAGTAAATTTAAATTTAGTTTTACGAGATTTACAAGGTTTTGGTATTTCAGACAACGCAGCAATTAAAAATTTAGGTGAAATAGTTAGAAAAGATATTAAAGACTTATACGCTAGTGGTGATCAAGTATTAGCAAATGTGCAAAAAGAATTTAACGAACAAACAACAAAAGAAATTGAAAAATTAATTGGTAATATTCGAACTGGTAAAGAAATACCAAAAGATTTAGCTGATATGATTCGTATTAGAAAAAGAGTTTTTGATGAGGATGTAGATAAATTATACACAAAAGTTGATAATGTACTTAAAGGACAAGCAATTATACCAACAAAAGGTGTCCTTTCTGCTCTAGAATCTCTAGAAAGAAATACTATCGCTGACATAGGTGCTACTAAATTTGCCACTAAAGTTAGAGAAATGGCTAGACAACCATTTACTACTGCTAAAGAAATGTCAAAAATTAGAACTGGTTTACTAGATGCAACAAAAAATCCCGCTTTGTTAAATGACGTAAATGTTGGTGCTTTACAAACATTAAAACAATCTGTTGATGATGCTTTTGAAAAAGCTACTTTGGATTTAGCAGATATTACGTCTAGTGGTAGTTTAAAAGTACCACAAGATCCAAGATTTGCATTTAATACCAATATAGATGTATCTCTTAATCAAGCAACTGAGGCTTTAGGATTATTATCTAGAACCAATAAATTTTATGCTGCGTCTGTTAGAAGATTTGATAATATTACTGTTCAAAATATTATTAAAAACGCTCAACAAAAAAGACTCAGTCTTAATGATGTTTTTCAAAACATAGTTCTTAAAGATGAACCAGAAGCTTTTGATCAATTAATGAAAGCAATAAGAGGTGCACCAACTGGTGTTAGAACTTTAAAAATAGATACTGGTGATTTAACTGGTATAGCTGATTTAGACGAGGGTATAAAAACACTTAGGTCAAGAACAATTGGTGGCAGACCGACTGCTGAGGCTATTAGAATTGCACAGTCTTTACCACCAGAAAGTAGTGCAAGAAAAGCAATATTGAGAGATGCACAGAAAAAAGAAAGAATATCTGAAGAAATAGCTACGATACGTGGTACTGGTGCAGAGATAGCTGAAGAGGTTAGACAAAGTTTAGCAAAAAAATATCTAGACATTGCAATGAGAGAATCATTAGAAACAGATCCAAGTACTGGATTAAAAATAATTGATCCAATTAAATTATCTGCAAGAATAAAAGAAAAAGGAACAACTGTTGATAAATTGTTTAGAGGTGAGTTAGATGAACTTAGACAAGTTCTAAATGTTTTAGATAGAGGAAAAGCTAATCTCGCACCAGAAGTAGTTGAGTCGTTAAGAAATTTACCATTAGGTCAAGGATTATTGAAATTGAGGCAAACTCAACGAGCTTTGTCACAAAGAAAACAAGATCAATTTACACAAATATTACAAAGCACCAACAACCCCGATGTCTTAGCTGCAAATGTATTCAGTGATGTTGCAAGTATAAAAAGGGCAAGAAGAGTGTTAAATCCTAACACATTTCAAAGTGTACAAGACGCTGCAATGGGTAGAATACTAAAACAAATTGGTGCTACTGTTGATGATCGTGGTGCAGTTGTGATGACCGATGATTTTGTTGATGCTTTTAAATCTGGTAGATTAGGTAAGAAATTTCAAAATGTTTTAAGAAGTTATGGACCAGAAACTTTGAATGAAATGTTCGGAAAAGGTGCTAGTGATGGATTAAATGCATTAGCTGAACAAATGATTAAAGTATCTAATGCAAGCATAACTGGTAAAGGTGGACTTGCTGCACCACAAATTGCTTTAGCATTATCATCGATTGCTTTTATTATGAATCCAATAGCAACTGCCACAACTGCTGCTGGTTACGCCATAATGTCAAAAGCTTTGAGAGATCCTAGAATTTTAAAAATGATGATGGCAAGTAGAAAACCTAATTCTGTAAAAGAATTTTTATCTGGTAAATTTAAGGCTAATGATCCAATAGCTCAAGGGTTTCAAACCATGTTGACGCTTGCCTCTACTGCAACAGTTAGATCAACACAAATGAGTGCTCAACAAGCTGAAGAAGAAGCTAGACCTTTGTTAAATTTACAAAGACAAAAACTAGAGCCACAAGTTAACAGAGCATTAACTAACATACAAAATATCAATATACCGAATATTAACCCACCCGCTAACGTAGGATCTACGGGTGGTGTCAATCCAATATTAGTACCCAACCCCGTAACTAGAGCAACAGTAGGAAGTCAATGAACATAGAACAACTTAGAGAAGAACTAAAAAGAGATGAGGGATGTGTTAACGCCATTTATCTCGATCATTTAAATTTACCCACGATCGGTATTGGACATCTTGTCACTGAATGGGATGAAGAACATGGTAAGCCAGTTGGCACACCAGTATCAGAAGAACGTGTTAATGAATTATTTGATAAGGACATACAAGTAACGATAGATGAATGCAAAGTATTGTATGACAACTTTGACGATTTACCAGAAGAAGCACAATTAATTATCGCTAATATGATGTTTAATCTTGGACGGCCTCGTTTATCTAAATTTATTCGTATGCGTGAAAATGTAAATAAGGGCGACTGGAAAGCTGCTGCATCTGAGATGCGTTCCTCCAAGTGGTACAATCAAGTAACCAAACGTGCAGAAAGGTTAGTTAATCGTATGGAGAACATATCTACTTAACCAACCTCGCCCCAATCATTACCTAACTCTTGGTCAACTTTACTTGGAACATTTAACTCAAGACCTTGTTCCATGATTTCAGTAATCTTGTCTGCTTGTTCTTGTGAACTTATACTAAAGCAAAGTTCATCATGCACTGTAAGCAAAGGCACTAAACCCTCGTTGTAACAATCAACCATGGCTTTCTTTGTTTGATCTGCCGCACTACCTTGTATCAATCTATTCAATGCCTTATACGTAAAAGCTCGTCTAATACCTGGGCCATATTTCTTTTCAGCTTCTTCAAACTTTAGAGGTTGATTATAGCCAAATGTCTTTGGCTCCCACATATCAAACCTACATGATCTGCCTAAGACAGTTCGTACCCTACCCATCTTTTGTGCACGTGACATTACCTGATCTGCAAGTTGTTTAACAAACGGAACTTTACGATGATAAGTATCCAATAATTCATTGGCCTCTTCTAATTTAATATCTAAAGTGTTGGCAAGTTTTTGTTTGCCCATGCCATACATAATGCCAAGATTAACTGTTTTAGCCTCTTTTCTCGATATGTTTGCCATGTCTGCAACCATTTGATGAAAGTCAACATCGTCTTGTTGATACTGCTCTATAATGTTATCCACAGTAGGATTACCTTTGTTTACGACTCCACAATAGTGAACCAATAACCTTGGCTCTTGGCTACTATAATCAAAGCTGCCCCACTTCTCGTCCTCTTCAGGTATAAACAGACCTCGAATCATTTTCTTAATCTCTGGATCTCTTGATGGTATTTGCTGAAGATTAGGATTAGACGAGCTAAACCTACCTGTCACTGTGCCACCATCATCATTACGTAGTTGATGCAACTCACAATGTATTCGGCCTTTGTAACTATGTTTTAGTATACTATCAATAAATGTATTATGTGCTTTGTCTAATTCACGTAGTCGTAAAACCTTAGCTGCTATTGGATGTGGGCAATTTTGTAACCAAGCTTTCGTAAATGATGCTTGTTTGCTTATACCTGTCTCATCATAATGAATATTATGATAATCAAATACCTTAGCTACACTTGTCGCTACCCATGGTTCTACATCTATGTTGGTATCATCTTTTATTTCTTTAAGTATTTGTTTCTTCATCGTAAGTAATTTAGTTTTAGTCTGCTCTGCTTTATCTAAATCTACACGTACACCTTTACTTCTCATCTCAAACACACAAGGTATAAGACTTGTTTCTAATTTAAATACACTTGATAACTCTTCTTTATTTATTAGTGGTTCAAAATGATTCCATAATCGAAGAGTCAAAGCTGCATCTTGCTCTGCATAAGTCCCTACAAACTGTGATGGTAGTTTCCATAATTCTTTTTTAGGATCTAGACCAAAGTCTTTAGCCGCAGACTTTAATACCTTTTCGTCTTTACGTTCGCCAAGGTAGTCACGACCCAAGGCATTCAAGGCATAACTAAATCTGTTTTCATTAATAAGTGGTGCTGCAATCATTGTATCAATAATCTTACCCTTAACATCTACATTCGCCCACTTCAGCCACCCTGCATCATACATTGCATTGTGCATAATCTTAGGTATGTGTGGTGTATCCATCTGTTTTCTAAGCCAGGTAAAAACTTTTTCTTCTGGTATATTCCCACCACCTTTGTGCCTAAAGGGATAATATCCCACGAAATCCCCCGCTGCGACAGCTACTCCCACGATAAACCCATCGTTACGTGTCCATCCTGGGCCAAGTTCAATTAAGTTTGGATCACATGTTTCTAAGTCGATAGCTATGTATTTAGAATTAGTAAGGTCTGGAAAGGATTGAGGAACTGTCCATTCTTTTTCCAACGTATTCATCTCCATACGTTCTAAGAAACTAATTGTGTTTTTATCTTTCATTACATACCACACATACCATCACACTCATCTAAGAATGATAGCTGCCCTTTCTCTTCCATTGTTTGTAAGTCGGCTTGATCTAACGGCTTCAAGGATCTATGTACAAATTGCTCACGTCCTTTATCTGTGCCAGTAGTTCTTATCTTTTTATCCACGGCCACCGCATCTTGCCAACCTTTAGGATCATTATCTCTGAGGTGTCGCCATTCATTATTGTTTTTGTATGGACAAAAGGTGCAAGCAGATCGTGGTAAATATTTTTCTGGATAATGTTTAGCAAACCAATTCTGACAATCGTATCGTTTCATGCCTAGTTCTAACAATGGCCATCGATTATGTAACCATTTATCTCTAGATTCTTTTACACGTTGTAGCTCGTCTTGACTTATACCTATCCACTGTTCAAGTATAACTCCTGGTTTAACTTTGTGATTTTTCTTTACACCAAGTAATTCTCTGAACTTTTTTTGTATTGGCTCAATTTTAAACTGTGTTGTGCATTGTCTACGTCCAAAACCATCTTTGACATGAAAAGGAACTACACAATAATCTCTGTTTGTGCCTCTGATGTTAATCCCCTCTGTTATACTTTTACGTAAGTCCCCCGCAGTTGTTTGGTATATTGGATAAGATAATTGTGTGGATAGCCACTCAAGATGTGTATAAACTTCATCAGGTTCTGCTTGTGTATCAGCAAATACTGCACAGTCTGGCTTAGGTGTTATCTCTCCTCGTTCTGCCATCAATGCCATGACAGAAGATTGCACACCTGCACCTAAGCTTATGACCCTCATTGTTGGATTAGGATGTGGTTTGAAATAACTACTTATCATCTTTCTCTTCTGCTCCAAGTGCACCATATCCACAGATATCGACCCACGAATCTGTATGACCAGGTGTTTTCACTAAACGTGAAATCTTCAATGCCAATAAACAAAGATACACCATTCTTACAGAAACTTTAATACCTAATATTGCTGACCACATAGTAGCAACTCTTTCATGATTTTCATAGGCATCCCCATAATCTCTTGCTCTATCGCCCGTAATAAGTTGCCCCGCCTTAGCTAATACATTCTCTCTTTTCATGGCTTTAATTCACCTCTGTTTAGTTTTTGTAAATGGCAATGTGAGCAACACTGATAAGCTCTATCTTTTTTTTGCAAAGTACGAAGTTTCCATTTGCAATATCTTCCACATACACATCTAAAAACGTATGCTGCTTTATGATTACCTGTGTAATTTTTATTAAATTTTTTACGTTCACTACTAATAAATTCATGATCTTTTTCTAAACAAAATTTTTCACCATGTTTTCTTATAAACCAAGCATAAAAAATAAACTCTCTTGGCAGTCTCTTAATCCTACCAACCACAGTAAGATCTCCAATTTTGTCACCAATGTTTACGTTACGCTTTCCCCACTCGTTTTTATCAGTACAAGTGCCAAGAGGTAATTCATTATATCCAGTTTTACTGCCATATTCTTCTCTTATTCTAAGTTGATCATCCTTCGTTTCTAAAAATTCTTTAAGTGCTTGTTTGTTTATTGGTTGATTGTGAACACTTTCCCAAAAATTATTTTTCATATCGTGTACCTATACTTTCCAAATGAATCTACTATGTGTAAGTTATGTTTCGCTCTAGTAACCCCCGTATAAAACACACGATGTTCATCATCTTGATTAGGTGCATTGACTGCAGGATAGCATGACTCAGATAATAATATTACGTTGTCATCCTCTCCACCTTTCATCTGATGTATTGTCGATAGTTTAATACGAGGCTTATCTAGATCCTCTCCCCTTCGTAATATGGCTGCCCTATATGTCTGATCATCTTCTGACATGTTTACAACATCCTCAGATCTCATAGACTTAGCTGCAACCAATCCATGATTAGCCACAAGTTCGTTATATGTTAAACTGCTTTGTGGATCTAAATAATCTAATGTCT